ACTGTTGAATCAGCATCAGAACCTAGAACTAAAGAAATATCTACATCTTCAGCAGATTTAAATTTATTATATCCAGCAATTAATTGACCAGAATTTGGTTGCTGACCATCTTTACCACCAGTCATACTGTTAGTAACTGGTAAATCATTTCCAGGATAGTTAGTTCCTAGACCTGCGTTAACACCACCATTACCTAAATTAGAGTTGTGAGAACCCCACCACAACCAAGAAGATTGTTGGTTAACTAATTCTTTATAGTAGTTTCCAGCACCAGTATCAGTCTTAGCATCAGGTGCTTGTGATACATTTTCGTATGTTTCTAATACTGAACCACTTGTTCCAGTGATAACACCATCTTCATCGGCAATAGCAATATGAATAGCATCACCTTGTGAATTGTTAGTATTAGCAAAGGCAGTTGTAGTTGGAGCATTATCAAAATTATTGAAGAACTCCCAACGACGAGTAACATTTGAATCATAATTAGAAACTGTGTTACCAGTGTAAGCAGTTGATAGTGTAATTGTATTACCACTTAAAGACTTAACTTGTCTTGGTTCATTATCTGGACCAAGTAGTAGAATATCACCAGTAACCATTACTGCTTCTGCGTTTGATGAACCTTGACCATCACCTGCTAGTGATACAGTCTTACTATTTCTTGTAGCATAATAAGATGTTCCTACTGAAGATTGCCAAGCATTAGCATTTTGACATACAGAAACTTTAAGTGAGTTACCTAAGTCTCCTGGATATTTTGCTACCCAGTCACCGTGACCACTTTGGTTTGAATATGTTTCGTTATAATAATCTTCACCCTCGATGTATGTTCCTACAGTTCCTGATGTAGCATTGTTTGCATCTGTGTTTGTAACACGAACTGTATAAAGAGCATTACCGTAAGATAAAAAGTTAGCAGCAGTAAAAAAGTCTGTTGCCGTATTTGAATTTGGTTTGTTGAATATATTTACTAATCTGTCTTCCGAATCAACCAAAACTCTTTGATTAACTGGACCCCATTTAAAGTGTCCTGCTAAAGCACCTTCAGTTGTGCTAACGGCAGGGACAACCGTAGTTAGGTCGATTTCTGATACATTCACTCCAGGACTTACTTGGAAAGGCATGTTTATCTCCTGATAATTGTAGTTAACTAAAATTCTTTTTTATTTGAAATTATTTATAAAAAACCGTAATTAGAACCATTTGTCTTCTTGTCCATCCATCAACCAGTCACGGCTTCTCTCTTCAATCACTTCCATCTGTTCGACTCCATCATCTTGTATGCCAAAAGGTAATAAGTCGTCCATCAATTCTTCTTCAGACTTTTCTCTAAGTCTTGATAATGTATTTATATCTGTGATATCTTTGAAGTATGTTTGGTCAGATAACCAAGCAAACAATACCAAACCCATCACTAAATCATCGTGAACACCACTCTCTGCTTCATAAGAATTACCTTTCTTACTAAAACGAGATAATTCAAAGATAGTTTGGTGGTCATTTAATATTAACTGGTCTTGTTCAACTAACAGTTTTAAAATAGAACAACCAACCGACTTAACTGTTTTAGTTGTTCGAATACCTCTATCAGAACCTTTACCAAAACCACCACTTATTCTTTTACCACTTCTTCCTTGATTCTCTGTATATAATATATTATCATATTCATAGTCATAATGTAACAAGTCTGATACTTGACCACCAATATCATTGACTTCGATTAGAACAGAAGCATTATTATATAACTTTGCTACTTGATGTATAACCTCAACATATTCTACTGGTGATAGAAAATTATCTCTAAACACACAGACTTGTTTGTATGGCATCTGTGTTACATCAATAATCTGAAATGCTGAATAGTCTAAACCCTTACCTCTACTAACATCGACAGTCATTGTATATGTTCCATTCTCTTTTGGTTTCTCATACATCAATAGTCTACCGTCATCTTTCAATGGTGTTCTTGGTAATAATGCTTTGAGTTTAGAACCATCAATTAATGTGTTGGACGACCCTAACCATGCACATTCATACTCTTGAGCAAACTTCTGTTGGTCAAAGTCCATTGATGATAATGTTTCTTTCTTCCATTCTTCATCTCTTCCTGGAACATCAGTCCATGGAACTTCAACATACTTGTAACCATTAGTGCCTTCTTTCGCACCCATACAAGTTTTATAGAAATGATTCAAACCGTTCGGTGTAGAGGTAAACAACATCTTAGTTGTTGTTCCTGACGAGATTGTAGGTAGAACGGCTGCGAAGAACTCATCCCAACCTTCAACGAATGCGGTCTCATCAATATAAAGAAACGATACTGACTTACCACGAATAGAACTTGATGAGGTAGCAGCAGCAATAATCTTAGAACCATTCTCAAATTCAACAGAACCTTTGTTCCATTCAATGACACCTTGCTGTAACCATTTAGGTAGAGCCTCATAAGCAATCTTAATTCTATCTAAGATTTCTCTAGCACTATCACCTTTGTTTGCTAATAGACCAACAAGTTTATGTTCATTGAATAATATGTAATGTAGAATAACTGCGACCGCAGTAGTTGTCTTACCTGCTTGACGAGAGGTAACAACCGCAACTCTTCGGTTCTCAGTAATGAGTTTACAAATCTCTTTTTGATAATCATACATTGTGATAGGTATCAAACCTTTATCTACATGCACAATCTTAATATAATTCTCTGCGAAGTATATTGGGTCTTTAGAACATTTAAGAAACTCTTGTATTCGTTTCTTTGTCCAATTAAATTTTGTTCCCTTTCTTTTCAGTAAGGGGTTACCTAAGTAACCTTTATCTTCACTCATAATTCGTCTAAATTAATTCTATACCCTTCTATATATTTTCTCATTATCTCACCACTATGAGAAGAATAAGGTAATATTATATTATAGTCTTTAACATCTCTTAACCAAGTTTGAAATGATTGAGATGAAAATAAATGCTGTTTTGCTTTTTCTTTTGTTGTATTCCAAAAAGGTGAGTCTTGAATACTGCCTACATAATTCAAAGCAATCAAATCTAAAACAGTCCTAACATAATAATTATATTCGGTATTTAAATTTTCTATACATTCATGATTAATTTCACCTTCAATCAAATATCTAGTAAAAAAACTTGATATTCTAGAATGATAAAAATGAATAGGTATTGCTTGTGCGGGTTCAAAGAAATATAGTCTATTACCCAAATACATTATATTATCATCAATAAGTCTTTTTCTATAATAATAACCCCAAGATAGTTTTCTCACTTCTTCTTGAAAAGGTATTAACTTTTTAAACTCATCTCTTGCTTCTTCTTCTGTAGTTATTGTGTTGTTGTATAGATAACCATATGCTTTACGATGCTGTAAAGGAACACCAAACATCCAACCATTTTTATGAGAAATCTGAGATGTAAAGTCTTCGTTATATTCTTTGAAGTGTGGATATAATAAAACGGAATTGACTGAACTAAACTTAGGTTGTATATAATCTTTGTCTAATTCTTCTTTACTCGGTCTTCCAGAGCAATCAAAAATAAAATCATACTCTTGTTTAATTTCGTCAATATCAATTCTTTTTTCTATGACATTTACAAAATCAAATTCTAAACATTTTGAAATGACAACATCACTAAAGACAGAACTATCGAAATGGATTCCAACACCACCCATTTGCTGATAGTCTATATCAAAGTTGTTAGAATGCCAAAATATTTTAGATTTATTTCTTAATGTTATTTTACATTCTTGTAGTATTTCATTTCCTTTATCTTGTCCAAATATATTAATAATATTGTCTGGAATACACAAAGTTGATGATTCACCAACAGATATTTTGGGTTGGTTAGGGTCGTGAATTAAAGTGACTGTTGCTGAATTTAATTTCTCTTCATACTTAATTCTTAATATAGTTTCAAGTAATGCTAGAGTCCCTATACTTCCAGCACCAACAACACAAAATTTATTCATCATTACCTACTCTTGGTAATATGTTTCTTCCCAAAGATGTTTGACATTATATTCTAGTCTACCTTCTTCTTTATTACCACCAGTGTAAGGTATTGCTAGTTTGTTATCAATCAACATTTGATTCACATCATTACCATCAATCATAATTGTTCCAAGAACCCTACCGAACTTACCCTTCTTTTGAAGTTGAGTCGTTAATGTAAATTTACCTTTACACTCTTTTAACTTACTCTTAAGAAATTCTTTCGACGCAAGACCCCAAGATTTTTCCATCTTGTTTCTTGTTCTTGATTCTGGAGTATCGATACCCATTAAACGAATTCGTTCTTTGAGTATTACTTTGAAACCTAAATCGATATAGGCGTCGATAGTATCCCCATCGACTACCTTAATCAATTCACACTTGTATTCATACATTAGGACTTACCTAGATAGAAAGACCCTGCAGCAAGTATTGAGATTTTCAACCATTCAAAATGAACGATTGCGTTTTCGAATCTAAAAAACTCTGTGACTGTTGTTTTAGTATCGATAAGACCTAAGAAGTTAAAACCCTTTTCAGTTTCAACTGGAACAACAATATCTAAACCTAGTAGACCACCAGTCATTGCCCAAGCACCCATACCTAACATAGATAGAACAAAGATACGACGAGTCATCTTTGCGAATGGGTCATTACCAACTCGTTTAGC